ATGGACTCTACGGCATCATAAACTTCAGTGCTGATATAAGAGGACGAACCGGGAGACTGGCGTAACGGAAGCTCCCCATTATAGTAGCTCATCGTTTTCTCGCGTTCACGAGATAATTTTGAGGTATACCATTTTACGGCTTCTTGGATCTTACGATCTACAAGAACACCTATAGCTTCGTCAGTTAATTCTTTTGCTTGCATTAATCCTTGCGCTCCAATTTTTCATAGAACGCAAGTAGCGTTCGTAACGTATCTAAGGTGTGGTCGGATTTCAACCTGTTGGCGTAATGAGAAATCCACATTACATTACCTTCTACGTAGCCCAATGCTGGATGTATTCTGTCTAAAGAAGGACTGTTGTTTCGCCCCTCTCTATCTCCCCAAGAAAGGGTAATACCAAAGACGGGGCATTTATTATCTTCTGGAAAAATGCTGAATAAATAATCTAAGGTGACATCAAAGGGTATTTGTTTGATTGCTGCTCTTTTACGAGCAGAACACATGACGGTTGCAATTCTTTTTCGACAATAGGATTGTGGATTATACCACCTAGCCTTACCGTCTTTAGTATATTGATCGAATAAAAAACCATCTTCTCGTATGTCACCAAAGCTAAATTGCTTTGATGTAGAACTCATCTGTTACCTTAATAGGGGTAAACTTCCCGTCATGAATATGGTTAGCCATAGCAAGCGCCATGACTGTATCGTCATGACAGCCCTCCTCTGCCTCCATAGAGCCACTTTCAGTCACAATGTACTGAAGCATCTCTTGCAAAGTAGTCTTGTCGGAGATCCACATTTCATCTTCACGGAGCGCAGCGCGCAGCCTGTCAATGATTAATGGTTTCGATTTGGAGGTAGTTCTAAAGCCAATGGTGAAACTGTCGCGGTCGTTTAGCTGACCTTCGCCAATCTCTGTGTAGGTGTTTGGATACGCTAAGTCTCGCCCTAGCCTTATCGCCGTGAGCAAGCCGTGGTTGTTGTTTTCGACACATATACGGGCTTCATTGTAGTAATGCCCAAGAGCGAAAAGAACATCAGCAAAGTAATCAGGGTGTACATGTGACCTCCATGAGGCAACCAGTCGTTTTTGACTGTCGAGGATTTGGGCGACACTATAGTCACCGTCCTTGATGCCTATGGCTACGTCAGCCCCTATGAAATAACGCTCTGAACCCTCATGTTCTCTCCAGACTTTAAGTTCACCCCTTGGATGCTTCTCAAAGGCTTCACCTTCTAATGCCATGCGGTATAGCGGCTCTTCAGCCTCCTGCATGAAACGATGGATCTGATCTGGGTTGAACACTGGTCTACCAGAAGCAATAAAGGCTTCTTCAGCGTTCGATGGATATTCTTGAAGGAACTTTTCGCGTCCTGTCTGGGCGATACGACGACGCCTAAACATAAGTTGGCCGTCTGACAGTCCATATTGAGAGACGAGTTCCTCTTCTTCATATGTTCTCTCAAAAGCATCTGTTACATCCACAGTATACTCAGGACTGTCAAACCAAGGACTAAAGAACGGTATGAAACCGTTAGTCCCATCTACAGCACCACACCATAGGTCATAGAACACACCAGACATACCATTGGCAGTACTTTCTACGTAGATGGATGTGTCTTTCTCATCAGGTATAGACTGAAGAAGTGCGTTAAGGTTTTCAGCGGCTGTCGCCTTCGGCCAGAAGGCCACCTCAGATAGATGTGCGTCAGTGAACGTTTCACCACGAGAGATACTATCGCCACCAGCAGTTGCCACTTGGATACCAGTGTCAAGCTGACTAAACACAAGCTCTTTACGTGAACTATACAGTGTCGCTGGTTTCAATAAGTCAGGCATCTCCTTATGGGTGCGCTTGTACATATCGAACAAGGTTCTGGAGCTGTCTGCTTGGTGAGCTACAACAAGTCCTTTACGTGCATGGCGCTGACTAAGGGTCCAATACATGCGCCCGTGGACGTACGTAGAGAAGCCCTGCTGTCTCGCCTTAAGAATGACGATACGGACCTTACCAGTGGTTTTACGTTGTGCTTCTATGGCGTCGTGGAGTTTACTTTGCGGCGCATTGAGAACTAAGGGTGTTACTTCAGCTTGCTTAGTTCTAATTCTGATGGCGCTTTTAGAGTAGAACGAGAAGTCGTCGTATAGTCGCTGTCTTACTGCTTTAATCTTTGCTGTTGTCATCTTCTAGGCTTGCTAACCATGCTTCGGCAGCATTAACGCTGACCTCAGACTTTGCTACTGGTTTCGTTTTGCTGAACTCCAGAAGCAATTTAGCAGCCGTTAGTTTCGTCTGCTGTGAGTTGGGATTACGGAGAACAGTAAGAGCGCCTACCATGGCCTCTTCTGCTACCTCATCTAACTCCAGTTTCTTCTTGATGTTTTCCATATCTTTTTGAACCTGTTTTGCTGCTTCTTTTTGTAGTTCAGCAAGTTTGCCTTCACGGTAACCCCAAGGGTGACCTACTTTACGTCCAATGAACCCATATTTACTTTTGATGGAGTGCATGAAAAGTAAAAGCTCTGCGTATCCGGGGATACTTTCCTTATATAGAGCCTTCTCGTTTTTCTTGTTAGGCTTACTGCAACTAGGGACTTTTTCTATGGGTGCCCATCGTTCTTTGTTGTGTTTGTAGGGTTTGTTTTTGCGAGGTGGAGGTGGAAGGGGTTCAAATACCCCCTCCTCAGTCTTGTGAACGTAACGACCGTCACCGATGTGAATTATTTTGATTTTGTCCATCCTGCTCTTAATAACTCTTTATGTTTGTTGAAGATAGACTTTAGTTTCTTTTGAACATCAGGAGCATGTTGTTCGACAAAATCATTAAAGTGGTCAACACCTCCTTGAGGAGTACGTGTTTTATCAGACCATACATGTTCAAGAGTTCTTAGTTCACTTGATAAACTAGGAGCAGCTTTCTTCATTTCATCAATAACACTGCCACGGTATTCAATAGTATCACGAGTAGCTCTAGCCCAACCAGCAGGACGCTCAATACCAGCTTTTGGTTGTCTGATTTCCATACCTCTGACTTTGACCATGTAATAGTCACCATCTTCGATTACATCAGACGCGGCTTCTTTTTGCTTTTGAGCTTTCACTTTAGCTCTGGCTTCGGTCTTAGCTTGCTTTTCTTGAGCAGCTTGTGCTTTCTTTGCTTCATTAGCTGCTTTGTTTTCTTGAGCTATTTTTGTTTTTTCAATCTTAGCTTGATTAGCTTGCTTAAGTTTAGCAACCTTAAGAGCAAGTCTTGCATCAGAAGACACTAGTTCTGGTAATGGTACATTTTGAGAAGGACCAGTGCTTACTTCTGGAGCTTGAGCAGCCTCACCAGCTTGCTTTAATCTTGCTACAGCCAATGCTAATGCCGTAGGACTAGAAGATGCTTCTTGACTACGAAGCATAATGTCTTTTTGACGTCCTACATTACGCAAAACCTCATTGGCCTTATCTTGCTTAAATTTTGCTAATCGCAAAGCCAAAGACGCATCAGATGAAGTAGGAGCAGCGTTTTGTGCTTCTAGTTCTTGACGTAGCTTTGCTGTTCTTAGAGCTAATGTAGCATCTGATGAAGTCGGTGGAGCATTCTGAGCTTCTAGTTCTTGTCGAAGTTTTGCAGAACGTAACGCTAGTGAAGCATCAGAAGCTAATGGAGCCTGATTTTCACTTGCGCGCATAACATTCAGTTTATAACGCTCATCACGCAACTTTTGATCGGAAGCTTTCTGTGATGCTCTATTGGACTGAATGTTTTCTTTAGCAGCAGCCTTAAAATCCTGAGAAGCTTGCCGTTGTTCTGCTGCATCCTGCTTGAGTTTAAGCTGCATATCTTTAGCAGCATTACGAAACTCTTGGTTCTTTGATGCTTTAATTTGATCTAATAACTGATATGGCGTTGAGGTAATAGGCGCGCCAGTTGACCCCCCGTTCTGCTGACTGACTTTGTTAACAAGACTATTAATGTCAGAAGCACCAGTAAGTCTATCAATACCTTTCATACCAAGGTAACCAGCCCCCTGAGCGCCAAGAAGACCAGCAGCTACTGTTGGGTCAACATGACCAAAGTATGGAATATGACCACCGTTAAACAACACAGCCATAGCACCAAGGTCTAAACCAGATGTCGGCCATTTTCCGAAAGGCTTTAATGCCTGTCCAAGAGGTGAATTAGCAAGTCCACCATCATTAACTTTATTGACTTGGTTCAACGTATCGTGGTCAGAAAGCAACCGAAGTAAATTATCGCCGTGATATGTACCACCTAAAGTATTGGACAAATGCTCTAGAGTTTTCTCAGGAACAGGTCTATTTTCTTTGACTGCATCAATTGCGTTGTCTAAAGAAACTTTAGTCGTATCTGTGTGACCAGATTTATCTGCAATATCTTTAAGTAACGGACTGTTTTCAGTTTTGTAGAAACCAATCTCATTTTGAAGATCAGACTTAGCAGCAGCTAAAGGATTTTCAGCTCCAGCTTCTTTATGTGTCTGAATGCGTTGATTAAGGCGATTTAAGCTCTCTGGATTAAGGTCACTAAGAATATTTTCTCGTGCTTTTATACCACCAGTGAAATCTTTAGGACCACGAGCAACTAATCCCGGTAGTCCACCTTGAGCTGCACCAACAGCCAAGTCTGATGCAGTAGGAACTTGTTTATCAACTAGCACCTTATCTGCTGCTGTTGCCTCAGAACCTAGAAGCGCATCTATACCAACAGCTTTACCTGTCTGTGTAGCTGCCTGTTTTAGTCCCTGTAGACCAGTGGACATAATAGGAGCAGCAGCTCCCAAGGTAGCCTTACCACCCAAAGCAGCTAGGCCCATATCAGTAGCTACTTTAGCAGCCACACGAGCCTTTTGTCCGGCGGTCAACTCCTGATCTGGAGCCGTCTTATCGGCTTCACGAACCCTATCAATGGTCGGTCCAGCTTCTGTAGCGCCTATAGTAGCTACAGCTCCCGGTAGTCCACCAATAGCACCACC